GAAGTATATTGTGCAAGTGTTAATGATTCATTTGTAATGAATGCATGGTTCCGTCAACTGCAAATACAAAATGTTAAACCTATTCCAGACGGAAATGGTGACTTTACTCGCAAAATGGGTTTTCTTTGTGAAAAGAAACCAAACGGATTTGGCGAACGAAGTTGGAGATATGCTATGGTTGTTAACAACGGAGTCATTGAACGTATCTTTGAAGAAGATGGATTTGACGATAATGTTTCTGTTGATTATGATCCGTATGTTGAAACCACACCGGAAGTCATTCTTAATTTTATAAGAGGAGGTAACTAATGGGCAAATATGTAGCCAGTGGTGATGCCATGGAACGCTCACCCCAGTGGAAACATTTGTTAAGATCAGTAAAAAAAGAAGAAAAACTAAAGTACAAAAAGAAGATTAAGGAAGAGTTTAAAAATGCGCCGGACGTAGGCAACCTGACGCTCAAAATGATTCGTGGAACTGAGTCATGTTACAAAGATCCTTATTATGCAGATTGGCTCGACAGATGGGTTAATCCAGAAATGAAGGATCAACTTGATGCCTTATATTTGGAGCGACTTGCCGCATATCGCATAAAGCACCCAAACAAACCAAGAAAATTTCATGCAGAAGAAATGACAAAGGAGAAAGATGAGTAGAGCCTTTGGTACAACCGATACCAGTAAATTAAAACAAATTGTTAGTGAAGGTATAACTGTTACACGTGAGATAGAAGATTTACGTGAAGGGTTAAAAGATACAGTAGATGCCATTGCTAAAGAAATGGACCTTAAGCCAAGTGTCCTTAACAAAGCAATCCGTATTGCTTACAAAGCCGAACTCCAAAAGACAAAGGATTCATTTGAAGAACTTGAAGGAATCCTTGAGGCTGTTGGGCGGACGGCATGACAACTGGGTTATTTGTCAGGGATATACTTCCTGTGAAAATATACTGTGAATGTACACCAAATCAAGATCCGATTAACTATGAAAAACTACAGACAAGTTTCGGTGAAATTTGGGACACCATGGATATTAATAGCATTGGTAAGCCTGACAACTGGCCTGAAAATGTTTCAACTTCTTTTCGCAACGAAAATGTAAACAAACTATTTGAAGGGCGTGGGGAGGTTGAATACATTATTACACAAAAATGTAAACGATATTTGGCTGATGCATTTGATATACATGCAAAAATAAAATTAGCCGATTCATGGGTTAACGTATATGAAAAGACCCAATACCAATTTACACATGACCATCTAGCAGGTCCGGACGATCAGGCACTTTTGTCTGGTAGTTACTATTATAGCACAAATGGACTTGACGGTGACATCGTTTTCTGCAATAATAAACAATATGATTTAAGCATTAGTGGCTTTAAATGTACACCAACCAAGGGTATGCTTGTATTATTTCCGGCTTGGCTCGATCATTATGTTGAGGCGAACACTACAGACAATAGGCGCATATCATTTTCTTTTAACTTTATTAAGGACGACATATACGGATATTAGAGGTACAATGACTAAAAAACGGATTAAAAATAAACATCAACATCACGAAGAAGTCATAAGACAACAAATAGAAGAAGAAATTTTCCAAGAAAAGAACGTATTTTTTGAAAAGAAATTACAAGATGCAACAGAAAAATATGTTAAACGAATTGAACACTTAGTAGGTGCTAATAATGAAGCCATGGAACTACTAAGAAAATGTGAAGCACACATTGAGGAAATTGAGAACGAAAAGATAGGGTACTGTTCGGTTCCAAACTCAGCCGCAGACGCAATATTACTTGAAGAGAACTTTTAATTATGAGTTATGTAGACGCATTTCACGATACTGACAGAGATTGTATTGAGCTTGTTGAGCGTATTAATGGTGTACGAGATTATAAAACATATCCAGCACGTTATGTTTTATATTACAACGATAAAAAAGGAAAGTACAAAAGTATTTTTGGTACTCCATTAACACAAGTCTCACATCATAGTGGAAAAGTGTTCCAAAAAGAAAAACGGATGTATGGCCACAAACGGCTATTTGAATCTGATATAAAGCCAGTCTTTAGGTGTTTGTCTGAAAATTACTTAGGCAAGGAAGCACCAGAATTGCATATATGTTTTCTTGATATTGAGGTAGACTTTGATAAAGAACGAGGCTTTAGTGATCCAAAAGATCCATTCAATAAAATTACTGCAATTACAATTTATTTGAACTGGATGAAGCGATGTATCACATTAGTTATTAAGCCAGACAAAATGGATACTGAGCAAGCAAAAAGTATTTGTGATAACTTTGAAGATACGATGCTTTGTGATTCAGAAGAAGAAATGTTAGAAATGTTTCTTCAATTGGTTGATGATGTTGATGTATTTTCAGGTTGGAACTCAGAAGGATATGATATTCCATATATTGTAAACAGAATAACACGAATAATAGGTAAAGAACATACAAGAGGTCTTTGCTTATGGGGTCAATATCCACAAGAGAAAATTTACGAAAAGTTTGGCAAGGAACAACAAGGGTATGTATTATGTGGCAAAGTACATTTAGATTACTTAGAGTTGTATCGCAAATATACATACCACGAATTACATAGTTATAGATTAGATCATGTAGGTGAAATTGAAATAGGTGAAAACAAAATACCATATGAAGGCACACTTGATCAATTATACAATAATGACTTTGAGAAGTTTATTGAGTACAACAGACAAGACGTTATGATGCTTGTTAAAATTGATGAAAAGAACCAGTACATCGATTTAGCAAACGTACTTGCACATGATAATACAGTATTACTTCCAACAACATTAGGTGCAGTTGCAGTTGGTGACCAAGCAGTAATAAACGAAGCATGGGCACAAGGGTTACAAGTACCAGACAAAAGTAGGGGGAATAAAGACCAAACTGCGGCCGGTGCGTATGTAGCACAACCAAAAACTGGATTGCATGAATGGATTGGAAGTGTTGACTTAAACAGTCTATATCCAAGTGTAATACGTGCAATGAATATGAGTACTGAAACATTGATTGGGCAAATACGTTTAGATAGAACAAACACATATATAGAAGACCAAATTGAAGGCGTAAATGCTAAAGCAGTTGGATTTGCTGATGCATGGGCAGACAGATTTGATACGATTGAGTTTGAACTTGTCAATAACAAAGACATTGCTGAAGAAATGATTGTTGATTTTGAAGATGGCAGTAGTGTTAACATGACAGGTGCTCAAATATTTGACTTAATCCATTTGTCTGGTAATCCATGGGGACTAACTGCGAACGGAACTATATTTAGATATGATGAAAAAGGCATTATTCCAGGATTGCTAGAGCGTTGGTATGCTGAACGTAAGGTGTTACAAAAACATAAACGTGACGCAGACGATGAGAAAGAAGTAATGTTTTGGGATAAGCGACAGTTGATTAAGAAGATTAACTTGAACAGTTTATATGGTACTTTGCTTAATGTTGGTAGTCGCTTTTTCGATATTCGTATGGGACAATCAACGACACTTGGTGGTAGAACTATTGCAAAGCACATGGCGGCAAAGTTAAATGAGAGTTTGACTGGAGAATATAATCATAAGGGTGATGCAATTATATATGGCGATACTGATAGTGCATACTTTACCGCATGGCCAATTTTTAAAGAAGAGATAGACAAGGGCGAACTAGAGTGGAATAAAGACAAAGCCATTGAATTATATGATGCTGTATGTGAACAAGTTAATGATAGTTTTCCAGAGTTTATGCGAACTATGCATGGCATTGATATTGATCATGGCAAAATTATTGCGGCTGGTAGGGAAGTTGTTGCTGAACGTGGACTGTTCATTAAAAAGAAACGATATGGTTTGTTGGTATATGACAATGAAGGCGAGCGTTTAGACAAAGAGGGCAAGCCAGGTAAACTTAAAGCAATGGGATTAGATCTTAAACGTAGTGATACGCCAGAGTTTATGCAAGAGTTTTTGGAAAGCCTTTTGAAAGACGTATTACAAGGCAGTGATGAAATGCATATAAGAAACCGAATACTTGAGTTTAGGAAAGCATTTAAGGACAGGCCAGGATGGGAGAAAGGAACTCCAAAACGTGTTAACAACTTAACAAAG